TGACAACACCGTATCTAAACATGAAAGATATTCCACTGATTGCTGTCAATCATACTTACATGGAAATCGGTATGTTCCCTAAAGCTGTCGTATCTGGCGGTACGGGTATTTACTATTCAGCTGATAATATCTGGATTCTTGGTCGTCGTCAAAACAAACAAGGTACAGAAGTTACTGGCTATGATTTTGTAATTAACGTGGAGAAATCTCGGTATGTTAAAGAAAAATCAAAAATCCCTATTAGCGTGTCTTGGAGCGGTGGCGTCGAGCGTTATTCTGGTCTACTCGACGTGGCACTCGCTGGGAGTTTTGTGGCAAAGCCTAGCAATGGTTGGTATAGTCGTGTCGATAAGTCGACTGGAGAATTTATCGGATCCAAAGTCAGAGAAAAAGAAACTTTAAGCGAAGAGTTTTGGAAACCTATCTTTGACGAAACTGACTTTGCTAGTTACATTAAAGAAAGCTTTGCCATTGGCGGCAATCGTATCTTAGAATTAGATATTGAAAATGAAGCATAAAGAAAACGATACCTTTGAGTTTATTCCAGATGGCGAAGACGAACAAGCATGGGCTATTCGTATACTTAAAGGTATGTACACTGAAACGGTTATAAAGTTTGGCGCCATTCGCTTTAATGAAGAAGCGCAAGGCGTCATGACTTTTAACTTCTATATTATAGAGTCACCTGATCCCGATTTGACTGTCGATGACGAAGATCTACAAGAATTTGCAGGAGACGTATTACAAGAAATCATACGTGACGCTATTGAGCAAGATAACGGCACCATTGGATTTAGGGAAATGAATGAAAGCGAATCTCGAACAAACAATCCTTAGAAATATTCTGACTGACGAAGATTATATGCGGAAGGTTCTTCCGTTTATAAAGCCAGATTATTTTGAAGGCATTTACAGAATACTGTTTAACGAAGCAGGTAAATTCGTTGGTAAATATAACAAGCTTCCTACCGCTGAATCATTTAAGATTGAAGTTGATCAGTCAGATAGATTAAGTGGTGAGAACTATACTGTCGCTGTCGATATCATTCCTCAACTGTTTGCAAAAGAAGAAATAGACGAGAAATGGTTACTTGATACGACTGAAAAATGGTGTCAAGATCGCGCGATCTATAATGCAGTTATGGAATCCATATCGATCATTGACGGTAAACATGAATCACTGACAAAAGGCGCTTTGCCAGATCTTTTATCAAAAGCTCTTGGCGTTGCGTTTGATACAAATGTAGGTCACGACTATGTTGATAATGCAGAAGAAAGATGGGACTTCTACAATCAAGAGGAAACAAGAATACCTTTCGATCTTGAATACTTCAATGCCATCACGAAAGGCGGTATTCCTAATAAGACTCTCAACATTGCTCTTGCTGGGACCGGCGTTGGTAAGTCTTTATTTATGTGTCACGTTGCTTCGTCCGCTCTGGTGGACGGTAGAAACGTTTTGTATATCACCATGGAAATGGCTGAAGAGAAAATAGCGGAGCGTATAGATGCGAATCTTCTCAACATTCCAATCGATCAACTGGAAAATACTCCAAAAACAATTTTCACTGACAAAGTTAAAAATCTTTCTACAAAGACCAATGGTAAACTCATTATCAAAGAGTATCCTACTGGTTCTGCTCATGCTGGTCATTTTAGAGCTCTTCTTAATGAACTAAAATTAAAAAGACAGTTTGAGCCTGATATTATCTTTATTGATTACCTTAACATCTGTGCCTCTTCTCGTATGAAAGGTATGGGTGGATCGATTAACTCTTACAACTATATTAAAGCCATTGCGGAGGAATTACGTGGTCTTGCTGTCGAATTTGATGTCCCTGTTTTTAGTGCAACTCAAACTACTCGTAGCGGGTTTACGAATTCAGATGTTGGACTTGAAGATACGTCTGAGTCTTTTGGTCTTCCGGCTACGGCTGATCTTATGTTTGCGCTTATATCTACTGAAGAACTCGAACAAATGGGCCAAATGATGGTCAAGCAGTTGAAGAATCGTTATAACGATCCAACATATAAAAAGCGATTTGTTATCGGTATAGATAGAAGTAAGATGAGATTATTTGACGCTGATGAGAATCAGCAAACATTAACAGACGATACTCCAGTATTCGATAAAACAGGTACTGGTGAAGGTATCGCTAAATTTGCGGACTTCAAATTCTAATGTATGATAGAAAAGAATGGCTTGCTAATTATGTAGCTGAAAAAACTATGGTTGGTGTAGAATTGGGCGTGTTAAAAGGACCAACATTTAAATATTTAATTGAAAATTGTCCAAATCTTACTTTAACAGGAATAGATGTATTTACTCCAGATTGGATGTGGAAAGCTCGAAAAATTCAAACTACAGAAGATTTGCAAAAAATTAAAGCTGTCAAATGGTATAAAGGTCTAGTTGAATATACCGAACAATTCAATGGTAGAGCAAATTTAATCAGAGATTTTACTACCAGCGCTAGTAAGCAATTTGAAGACAATTCTATAGATTTTGTTTTTATTGACGCAGATCACAGTTATGATGGCGTCAAAGAAGATATAAAAATGTGGAAACCAAAAGTTAAAAAAGGTGGTCTTGTAGCAGGTCACGACATTGATATGTTAGACGTGAGAATGGCTGTACAAGAACATAATATGAATTACGACACAACAGTTGACAACGTTTGGTATTGGAGAAAATGATGCACAAATTATTTAAAAAACTTGGACTCGCTGATCAGTACGGATATTGTGACACTAGCATTGTGGGCTTTATTGTATTATGGGGTACATTTGGTTATGGTGTATATGTTACAATCTTAGCATTGATTGATAGGTTTTCGTAATGAAAGTAAAACTAATCTCATATTCACAAAAAGTCCCAGAAATGGTGGGCTATCCAAAGGTACCTGTAGTAAATGAAGATATCCAAGAACTTATTGCGTATTGCGCCCGTGTCTCGAACCCCTCGAACCAAAATAACCAAGAAACGTCCGAACGTCTATTATCCTATCTCGCAAAGCACAAGCACTGGTCGCCTTTCGAGATGGTGTCTGCTTGCTTAGAAATAGAGACTACAAGAGACATTGCAAGACAGATACTCAGACATAGGTCATTTTCTTTTCAAGAGTTTAGTCAACGATATGCTAATCCTGTAAACGACTTAGAGTTCGAGTTACGAGAAACTCGATTACAGGATCCAAAGAACAGACAGAACTCTATTGGTCTTGACAGTGGAGAGAATGTTGACTTGGTTATGGAATGGTATAAGAAACAATCAGAGGTTTGGATTGCTGCAAAGAACTCGTATGAGTGGGCAGTAGAGAATGGCATTGCAAAGGAACAGGCACGAGCAGTTCTACCAGAAGGTATGATTAAATCTAGGATGTATGTAAATGGAACTATAAGATCTTGGATTCATTTTATCGAATTGCGATCTGGTAATGGTACTCAACTCGAACATCAAAAGATTGCTTTAGAATGTGCAAGGGCGATTAAAGAAATATTTCCATTAGCTGAAAAATTTATATCTGATGGCGTGTGAGAATTGTTCATATGATAAAAACGGAAACTTTGAAAAGCTCTGTGGACCATGTGAAGAGAATGCCATAAAAGAAAGAATCGATTGGTGGCAAGAAGGCAAAAGAAAATTAAAAAAAAATGAAAAAAAGTGAAAATAATTGTTTACATTTACCTCAGAATATGATATAATATTAGTATAGTAATGAATTGAGGAGTTCAAAAATGTCTAAGCCAATTTCAAATGCTAAGTTTCGTAAATTAATCAAAGCGATGCCTGCTGAAAAGCAACGCGAATCACTAGAACGCAGCCTTCGTGTTCTTCCACAGTTTATCTTAGAAGAAGCTGGCCGCGTAGATGGCCACTACAATCCAAAAGTTGTTAAGTTTCTCGAGTCACGTTTAAGAACTGCTCGTAATCTTTGGTCTGAATATCTGATTGAAAATCATGCTTAAGTATCTTGCACCAATTTTCGCTGTTGCATTTATCGGTGGGTTAGTTACCGGTAAATCAGCACTTGGAGCTGAAGCTCAAGCAGGAGAATGGCATACTCCAGACTCAGAACAAAAGTGTCTTGCCGATAACATTTATTGGGAAGCACGTAACCAAACGCCGAAAGGAATGATAGGTGTCGCTCTTGTTACTCGCAATCGCGTTAATGATACTCGTTTTCCTCATTCATACTGTGAGGTTGTATATCAAGGACCAACGAAGCCGTCATGGAAGGACATTGACATTGATATCCCTATTCGCCATCGCTGCCAATTTAGTTGGTATTGTGATGGGAAGTCTGACGATATTCCTTATTATGATTTGGATGTCTATGAGTTTGCTCGAACCATTGCTTTCAAAATTTATCACGGCCATCTTCACGACTTTACTGACGGTGCAACTCACTATCATGCAAACTATGTAACACCAGAATGGTCTGAAACAAAAACATGGACTATAGTAGTTGATGACCATATTTTTTATAGATGGGAAAAATAAATGAGTGACTTAAAAGACTTTGACGATCCTAACAGCATTGCAAAAACGTACGAAGTAAAAATGAAAGACTACACAGGTCCTATGATTTACGAATCACCTGATGGCGGTAAGACAGTGCGCGCAAGACCTTTAAACTTAGGTAATCTTTCTAGTAACGGTACTGATAAAATGATTGACTATAAGTTTAATGAAGGCGAGTTGATTGATGAATTTAAAAGATACGTCAATTCAACTTACGATAGTCATTATTCAAAAGAACAGTTTCAAGCCACCGAGTTTATTATTGACGGTGGCCATGGCACAGGCTTTTGTATAGGTAATGTATTGAAGTACGCTCAACGATATGGTAAGAAAGGCTCAGATAAAGATGCACGTAAAGATCTAATGAAAGTCTTACACTACACTCTTATGCAGTTGTACATTCACGACTCTACGAAAAGTACTTGATACGATCAAGTTCTCTTTTCATATCAGCACATTTAAACTCAAGCTCTGTGTAAGGAATAGTTGGAACTTCTATTGACTTCTCATAACGCCATGCAAACCAAAAGGTTGCTATGGTCATGATAATACAATATATGATTATGATCCAACCTAGTAACATTATACTGCCATATAAGCTAGATAAATTAGAGCGCTAACCATAAGTCCAACCACTATTGTAATAGTAGCTGCAGTTATCATCATTTCATTAAACTCTTTTTGTTTTCTAGCTGCTTCTTTTTTAGCTTGAAGGGCTGCTTCTCTTGCCTCTCTCATTTTTCTTGCGCGAAGATCTACAATTGACTGCCAAGTTCCAGGTCCGAAACGTAAGTCTATAAGATTTCTCATCTCTTGCATTTTTTCTTGAGCAAGCTTTGCGTCAATCACTTCTTGTGCTACAGACTTGATACCAAACTGATCGCCCGTACCCATGCCTGATTTTTTTGCACGCGCCTTTTGGCACTGCTCCTCTCCTACGAACAGATTCTCGATTGTATCACCAATCTCTCCAATATCTTTAACCGTATCGATATTGCTCTTTATAAAGTCTGTTGCTTGTTTGACAAGTGCAATACCAGTCAAAACTTCTGCGACTACCATGTCGATCTACCTTTGTAACCGAGTGAGATAGATATATGTCAAGGGGAAAATAAACTTCGCTTTCAGTAATATTTATATTTACAAATGCCACCAACTATGATATAATATAAATAAATCTGAAGATGTTTGAAGGTAGACAGGACCCGGGGGCAGTGCCCGGCGCCTCCACCATATGAGTTTTAAATGGAAGAACAACTAATAAACTGGAATTTTAGAGAAAGATGCGAAAGATATATATGCATCAACAATTACTCTATAGCACATGCGAGACTCATCTTGTGGGGGCGAAACAGGATCGACTGATGCTTGAGTCTTCAAATTAGTAACTGCAAACGATAACTTTGCACCTTTGGCTGCCGCAGCGTAGTCATTGGGCCCGCCGAGAGCCTCGAAACAGAATCTCGGCACTTTAACGGAGTAAATATGTTTCTACTGTATGGATTTTTGTGGTACTTAATAATAGCACACGTAGGTGTTTCTGCTGGCCTTCACAGATATTTTGCACATAAAGCGTTTAAATCTCATTGGATATATGAGATTCTTGTTTTATGGATGACAAATCTTATTGGTCTTCGTAGTCCTATAGGATGGATGGGAGTTCACAGAATGCATCATCACCACTCTGATACTGATCTAGATCCACATTCGCC